CTCGCTCGGGTTCATAAAAAAATGGCCTATTCGCTTAGGGCGTTCGAGGAGTTCTGTCGGGGGTTGACGCTGAAGGATGGCGGGACGCTCGAGGTGGAAGCGTTTCAGAGGCGGATCTTGCGGGATCATTTCCGTGGTGTGGTTGAGGAAGTGGTAGTGATCCCGAAGAAGAACGGGAAGACCACCCTGTTGGGGGCGTTGGCGTTGTTCCATTTGCGGGAGTGGCCGAAGGCTGATGTGGTGGTGGTGGCTGCGTCGGCGGAGCAGGCGGGCATCTTGTTCGAGCGGGCGGCGGACAGGGTCGAGTCGTCGGGGCTGGGCGGGGAGATGGAGGTCCGGGGGCGGTTTGGGGGGGCTTACCGTCAGATCCGGCTGGTTGCTGATGCGTCGGCGCGGATCCGGGTTATCGCCGCGGACGCCAAGACCGCTGACGGGGTGTTGCCGACCTTGGCGCTGGTAGATGAGCTGCATCGGCATCGTAACGGCGAGCTCTACGGCGTGCTGTCGGACGGTGTTGATGCTCGGGGTGGTCGGATGGTGACGATTTCGACTGCTGGGGAGGATCTCGACTCGCCGTTGGGGCTGGTCCGGTCGAGGGCGGAGGCGATGGATTCTTACCGCCGCCGTGGTGCTTACTGCCACGCTCAATCTGATGATGGCATGTTTGTCCTCCATGAGTGGTCGCTGCGGGATGACGCCGACCGGGAGAACATCGACCTAGTGAAGAAGGCCAACCCTTTGTCTTTGATGACCGTCGAGCATCTGCGGCGGCGGAGGGAGTCGCCGTTGATGACTCCGGGCCGGTGGGCTCGGTACGCGTGTGGAGTGTGGACGTCTGGGGAGGAGGCGTGGCTGGAGGCGTCGGAGTGGGACGGGCTTCGGGTCGACATCGGCGGGGTGGCCGACGGGGAGAAGGTGTACGCCGCGGTGGTCTACGGACAGAATCCGGCGATCGCGGTGGCGGCAGCCAGGCCAGAGGACGCCACGATTGTCGAGGACGAGGACGAGACCACAGAAGTGTTGGGCACCGCGGTGAAAGTCTGGGTGTACGAGGGCAAACCCAGGTATCCGCATCTGGAGCGGGAGCTGGTGTTGTTGTCACAACGGTACGACCTGGTATCGGTCGCCTTCGATGCCGGCGAGTTCGGCCGGTCGGCGGAGTTATTGGAGGCGCGGGGGTTGCCGATGGTCGAAGTTCCACATTCGAATGAGCGGCGGGCTCGGGCGACGGCGACATTGCAGCGGGTGATCCATGCGGGGATCCTCCGCCATGACGGCGACCCCAAGCTCCGGTCCCAGATGTTGCGGTCGGTGGTGAAAGAGTCGCAGCGTCAACGTTTCTTGGAGATCTCCGACGGTTCGCGAGGTGTGGTCGCCATGGCAGTAGCAGTACATCAGGCCACCCAGGTTCAACCGGCTGCGCCAACTCCGATGATCGTCGTAGGGAAGGTGGGCTAAATGGGCTGGCTGCAAGGTCTTCTCGGCCGCGCTGAGGTCGACTTTTCTCAGAACGGTCACGGTCCGCAGTTCGGGGTTGAGGTTCCGTTTGAGATCGTCCAGGGTGACCGTCTCGCCGCCTTCTCTGGTGGGCGGATTTCTCGGCGGGACGCGTTGGAGGTGCCGGCGGTGTTGCGGTCCCGGAACCTGATCGCGGGAACTCTGGCACGATTGCCGATCCATATCCGGGACCGTTTCCGGGAGGAGAACGACCCGACGGGGTTCTTGGCCCAGGTTGACCCGGATGTGGCGAACGTGGTCACGTTTGCCAACACTTATGAGGACTTGTTCTTTGAGAGTGTTGCTTGGTGGAAAGTGACCGCCTTCGGATGGAAGTCCTATCCGATCAACGCGGTCCACGTCCCGGTGAACCAGGTAATGGTCTCCGCGGGGCGGGTGTACGTCGACGGGATGCCGGTCGCCGACGATGAGGTGATCCGGTTCGATTCGCCGAACCCGCCGCTCCTGGTTCACGCCGCCCGTGCCATCCGAACCTGTCTACTCCTCGACAAGACCGCCGCCCTGTACGCGGATTCCCCGATGCCTCTCGGCCACTTCTCGCCGCGAGAGGGTGCCGCCGACCTCGACGAAGAGCAGATTCAGGTGTTGTTGGACAAGTGGGAGCAGGCTCGCAAACAGCGGGCGTGGGGGTATGTGGGCGCGGCGTGGGAGGCGAAAAAGCTCCAGTTCGACGCCGAACAGATCCAGCTCGCCGAACAGCGACAGCATGCGGTTCTCGAGATCGCCCGCGCCGCGGGGGTCGACCCTGAAGATCTAGGGGTCTCCACGACGTCGCGGACCTATCAGAACTCCGAGCAACGCCGTCAAGACCTCTTGGATTTCACCCTTGCCACCTATGTCGCCGCGGTGGAGCAGAGGCTGTCGATGAAAGACGTCCTGCCCCGCGGCTACACGGCGAAGGTCAGTTTCGACGGGTTCTTGCGGTCCGACACCAAGACCCGGATGCAGACCTACGCCATCGGCAAGCCGATCGGCGCCTACACGACGGAGCGGATCAGAGAGCTCGAGGACGAGCCGCCGCTAACCCCCCAAGAACAGGCAGAGCTAGCACCGCAACCGATGGAGACCATCGATGAGTGAACCACAGATCACGTTCGACACCGGAGACGTCGAGTTCCGGGTCAACCAGGAGAAGCGGACCATCTCGGGGCTTGTCATCCCCTGGAACAAGATCGCTACCGACGCGCATGGCATCGCCAAATGGCGGTTCCGTGAAGGGTCGCTGTACGCGACCGATGTGGGCCGCGTGAAATTGAATCTGTTCCATGACCGTTCCCGGCCGATCGGCAAAGCCCTTCGGCTGGTGTCCAACCCTGAAGGGTTGGATGGGACGTTCAGGATCGCCCGAGGCCCTGAAGGTGATCGGGTGTTGCAAGACGCCGAGGATGGGATCCTCGACGGCTTCAGTATCGAACCGCACTTCGGCGATGACGACGGGTATCGACCCTCAGAGTCGGACAGGTCCATAAGAGACGTGTTCTCGGCACGTTTGTCGATGGTCGGCCTGGTGCCGGCCCCGGCCTACGACGATGCCCGAGTGACCGTCGTCAATCTGGCAGAAGAGCAAGGAGTAATCGAAATGGCGGAGAAGAACGCCATCGAACCCGTCGAGAAGGCGGAAGAGAAGAAAGAGTCCGAAGAGAAGCCCGAGTTCTCCCTGAAGGAGGCGTCGGACGCCCTCAACGAACGTCATGCCGAGCTGACCAAGGAGCTGAGCGAGTCGCTGGCGAAGTCGGTCAGCGGTGCCTTCGAGACCATGTTCGAGGGAATCGACGCCGAACGTGGCACGGTCAAAGCGTCACGTTGGATGCAGGTGACAGAAGAGCCGATCTACCGCTTTACTGGTAGTGGCTATTCGCTGCTCAAGGATGTGTGGTACGGCACCAAGGAGCACGACCCGGACGCTGCGGAGCGTCTCCGTAAGTTCCAGGTGCAGCAACACAACACCGCGAAGGTGGCTGCCGAGCGGATGAACTTCGCCAACCCACAGAACACGCCGGTCTTCGATGCGAACGGCCAGCCGTTGTTCGCCACTGTGGACACCACGGTAGGCGCTGATGTGATCCCGCCCGGTTACCGGCCCGACCTGTTCGTGCCGATCCTGGCGCAAGGCCGGCCGCTGGCAGACATCCTGTCTAGAGGCACCTTGTCGGATGCGACACCGTTCGTGGTTCCCCAGTTCGGGACGATCTCGGTGGCGTTGGTCGGAGACCACTCGGAGGGTTCGGCACCAACCGAAGGCACCATGTCGATCACGTCGACCACGGTGTCGCCGGTTGCCGTTTCCGGGAAGCTGCCGATCACCCGGGAGATCATCGACTCGTCGAGTCCTGGTGTGGACGGGATCGTGCTTGCCGCATTGCGGGAGGACTACGCCCGGAAGACCGAAGCGAAGGTCTACACCGAGCTGAACACGAACAACACGGCCGGTGATGCGTTCGTGGCAGCCACGGTGGTGGCTGACATAAGGGATGAACTCGACAAGTACGCGTTCACCCGTTTCGCTTCGCCGTCTGGAGGCGCGGTGTCACAGGCTGCGTCGACGGCGATCGCTGCGGATGTTGACGGCTCCAACCGGCCGTTCATCCCCGCAGTGGGAGCACAGAACGCCTACGGGACAGCCGATGCCACGTCTGGCGCCTGGCCGATCGATGGTGTCGGGTTCCGCAAGGCGTGGGCGATGACCGGCACGTCCGGTAATGCCGAAGTGCTCATCGTCAATCGGGCCGATGCCTACGTGTGGGAGTCTCCCACCCTGACATTCCGCTTTGAGGAGAAGCAGGGCCCGGAGCTCATCGAAATGGCCCTGTTCGGCTATTTCGCCACCAAGGTCCTCCGCGTTGCGGGGATCGTGGCAATGGATATCGCGTAATGGCTGCGATAGCAGTCAGTGAGCTGAACGCAGATGTTGCGTTCGTAGCCGCGAATGCCGGAGGCGACACAATCGCCTCCGGCATCGAGAACGCCAACCATGTTCTCGACGGCGTGTATCTGCTGGTCAACAATGGTGGAGCCTCCCCGATCACTGTCACCTTGGATGGTGTCGAGTACACGGTGCCCGACGCTGAGATCCATGCGTTGCCGGCGAACCGGGGTGTCTACCCAGGGTCGGTGTTGGCGGTCGCCTATTCGGCGGTGACGACAGTGACGGTCGCCGCCTTCAGGACATAGGAGGATCAAGATGAGCCAGATCAGAGCAGGCGGTCACATCATCGGTGAGCATGGCTGGGAACCGGCCGACCTTGCCGCAGAGCCAGAGCCCTCGTTATCGATGTCCAACACCAAGGCCGAGCTGCTGGAGGCGGCCGGCGATCAGGGTGACGAGTCGATGACCAAAGCCGAGCTCCTGGAGGTGCTGAATGGCGCTGAATGACACGATCCTCAATATCGGCAACGCCGCCATGCAGGCGGCGATGACCCACGCGTCGATTCATAGCTCTGCTGACACCGAGTCGTCGGCTGCCCGGCAGGCGATCACCTGGGAGACCGCCGCCAACGGCGACATGGTCATCCTCAACGACCTGGTGTTCACGGGTGGAGCGTCGAGTGGTGCCGCTACCCGTGTCGGGTTCTATTCGGCGGTGTCGGCCGGCACCTACTATGGCGAGCAGGCTTTGACCGGCGACCAGACGTTCAATGCCGCCGGGGAGTACACGGTTACCGGAGTGACGATCACCGGCACCGCCTCCTGACCTGTACCGGTCGGGGCGGGCTTGACGGCTCTCATTGCTGTTGGATCGATGGTGTTGAGTGCTTGTACCTGGTGCGGGATACGGCCGGTCGCAACTTCGCCTGTGGGCTGATGCTCACTCTCGGCGACTGGGTGCTGGTTCACAGCGATGCCCGATACCAGCCCATCCAGGAGGTGTGGGACCGCGTCGGCGTCGAATCGTGCGGAGCCTGGCAGCCGAAACCGGGTCAATGCTGCCGGGAGGAATGAATGCCCACTCTCACCACCCTCCGCGCCGCATCCCCACTTAACGCCTCAGATGACTCCCGGCTGATCTTCACCCAAGATGTCACCGAAGTCCTGACCCGTGACCTCGACAACGTAGACGCTGACTTCGGGACGATGGATGCCGGACTCACCTGGACGGTGGAGGAGTCCGAGAACGCCACCGGCAACGACGACTCCTACACCCTCCAGATACGCATCCGTAATGCTGCCGGGACGG